ATGTTGATAACCGACAAGGAGCAAGTTAAGGATTTCCACGCGGGCAACCGTGTCTGGCAGGGAATACCCTCCATCGCTCGCACCCAAGGTGGCAGAATGTTCAGCACCTTCTATACAGGCAGCACTCGCGAGGCGCTTGGCAATTATTCCATAGTTGTTCAGAGCGACGATGACGGTCAAACGTGGACTGACGCCATTGCCGTTGCGTACGGCGGCGAGCAGGTAAGATGCTACGACCCTGTTGTGTGGGTGGATCCCTTGAACCGTCTTTGGTTTGTTTGGAACGTGATCCCTCCATTTGGTGTTTACGCCTCGATATGCGAGAATCCCGATGCGGACGAGCTCGTTTTCGGCGAGGAATTCTTTATCGCTAAGGGTGTTATGATACAAAAGCCCACGGTGCTGTCCACGGGCGAATGGCTTTTCCCCATAGCCGTCTGGAGCTATGATATCGCATACAATTTCCACAACTATTTGGGAATTGGTTATTTGAACAGCGATCCCGAATTTTTGGAATACAACCGCAAGAACACTGGTGCTAACGTTTACCGTTCGCTTGATTGCGGCAAGACCTTTGGATTCCTTGGCGGTTGCGCTAACATAGTTGCCAGAAACTATGACGAGCATATTATTTACGAAAAGAACAACGGCACGCTCGTGCTTATGTCGCGCACCAATTACGGAATGGCGCAATCCTTCTCGTACGACCGCGGCAAGACGTGGACGGTGGCGGAGAATAGCGGCATAAAGAGTCCCTGTACCAAAAATTTTGTCAGACGCTTGAAGTCGGGCAGACTTTTGTACGTCGGTCACTATGAATACACGGGCAGAAATAACCTCACCGCCTTCCTTTCGGACGACGACGGTGAGAGCTGGCCATATAGAATATTGCTCGACGAGCGTGATTACGTATCCTATCCCGACGCGGACGAGGGCGACGACGGATCGATCTACATTATTTACGACAGAGCTCGCGGCGCGTTCCATAACACGCTCGCTAAGGCGGAAAACTCGGCTCGCGAGGTGCTTATGGCAAAGCTTCGCGAGGAGGACATTATAGCGGGCGAGATCGTTACCGAGACAAGCTTTATGAAGCATATCGTCTCAAAGCTCGGGAAATACACGGGCGAGAAGGACCTTTTCAATAACACCTTCACCGTTGACGTCATCGACAAGGTGACCGACGGCACGGTAACAGATTATTATAACGACATCCACGAGCTTGACGTTGACGAGATGTTGGCACGCTTTGACAGTGCCGCTGACGCGCTTGCGTACGTTTGCGACGCTTATCCTGTCAGATGCGATAGTCTTGGCTGTCTTGATGTAAAGAAGATGAATGCCATTACCGCTCGCATCGAAGCGGGCGAGGGCGACGCAAAGCGCAATTTTTGCGAGCTTGTCGCGCTTTTGGCGGGCACTAACGACGAGGCGACGAGAATTTCATTTACGCCCACCGTTAACCGTATTATCGAGTGCATCCAAAAGGACGTTAAGAATGTTCCCGACCTTGCCACCATGGCGGACGAATTCGGCATAAGTCTTTACTATATGTGCCACCTCTTTAAGCGCAGAACGGGAATGAGCATTATGCAGTACCGCGACGAATACAGAATGATGTTGGCGAAATCGCTGCTTTTGAACACGCAAAAGAGCATTACCGACATTAGCGCCGAGTGCGGCTTTAGCGACTCAAGCTATTTTTCGGGTAAATTCCGCGAGCGCGAGGGAATTACACCTACCGCATATCGCAAGAATAATAAAATTTGATAAAGTAAAAAGGCACCCGAGGGTGCCTTTTGTTATTGGTGGATCTGAGGGGAAACTCAGCCACACTATATACAGGTATTTTTTCCTCTTAAAACTACTAAATGTAGGGCGGTTTTGGAAAGTTGGCACATTTTAGGCGCAAAAGGTTTTTGTTTTCGGGATTCGGTGTGCTACCTTTTGCGGTGCGACCGTGCCTTGTTTCCTTAACACTATTATTATACCACATTTGTCGGATTTTGTCAATAGTTTTTAGAAAAAAAGTTCACTATTTTTTCAATAAAACCCTTATAGAATAAGGGTTTTATTGGTGTTTTGTTATCAGCTTGCCGACGTTCTGAAGCTCCGTGGCTATTCTTTGCTTATCGTCCGGCATTAAGTGCGAATATGTGTTCAAGGTTTGCTCAACATCGGTATGTCCGAGGTGGTGAGAGACTCCGACGATAGATACGCCCTTTGATATAAGCAGGCTGGCACAGGAATGGCGAAGGTCGTGTATTCGGATCTGCTTGATGCCTGCTTTTTCGATCGTATTCTTAAAATATCTATCGGTTGACGTTGGTGCGAGTGGACGGCTGCCGCCGAACACAAAGTCCGTATCTTCTGTAAATTCCGTTTTCTGCTTTTTATATTCCTTGAGCATATCGCGCAGAAATGCGGGCATAGTCACGATACGGTTACTTCCTGCGTTTTTCGGTGTGGTGATCTCCCAACCCGTTTTTTGCGTTTTATTGGTTATGCTCTTTGATACCTTCAACGTTGATTTTGAAAAATTGACGTCATTCCACATCAGAGCCTCGCATTCTCCGCGTCGCAAACCCATTGTATACAGCGTGAGGAAAAAAAGCTTATACGTTTCATTTTCCGCAGCTTCATAGAATTTATTGAACTCCTCGGGGGTCCAGAAAAGCATTTCCTTTTTGGGTGACAGGTTGCGCGGCTTATCCACCTTATGCATTATATTGGTGACGTCGTGATATTTCTCACCATATCTATATATGGCGCCGAGCGCCTCCATAAGCTTGGACGTTGTTGCATAGCTCATACCTGCGAAGGTCTTTTTTTGCCAATCGAGTATTGTGATCGGCTTGATATCCTTCATCTTCATTCCTTTGAAGTAGGGAATGAGCTTGGCGTTCACGCGGGAGCGCATAGAATAATACGTTGAATATTTGACTCGTCCTTCCTTATAATTGAAGAATAGCTCTGTGAGTGTTTCAAACAGCATATCGTCGGGTGTTTCGGGCGTTTGCGCCGCTTTTTTCTTTGCCTCCTCGGCTTTTGCGGCAACGTAATCCTGATAGCCGTATTGGGCTTCCTTTTTGGTCTTGAAGCCCGACAGCCTTCGCTGATGCTCTATGCCGTTTTCGTCGGGTTCGCGAAAGCGCACGCTCCACAGCTTACTGTTTTTATTTTGTTCGTATGAGGGCATGGGTTTACTCCTTTTCTTTGATGTTTTGTTTTTTGGTATCCCGTGCCTCTATAAGCTCCTGCTTTCTTTTTTGAACGAGAAGCTTTTCTTCTTTTGTGAGTTGGTTATAAATGGCTTTAAGCTCGGCTTTGGCGGTTTCAAATGCTTTTGACATAATTAGCTCCTTTCAATCGGCTCTTTTATTTGAGCCGTCTTTGATGATAATAATGAAACTTTTTTGCCGGCAAGACCATTGTAGCATAGAGGCAAGGTCATTTTTTGTAGAAATATGGGTTAATAAGAAAATTTTTTATATTTTTGTTATATTTTTGTTATATTTTTTCGTATTTTGTCACATTGAAGCGCGTTTTATATAAAAACAAAGTACCGAACGGCGCGTTTGCGTGCCTTTCGGTACTTTTGTTCACTATTTGTTATGTCGGCTTCTGAGGTACTCCGCGTACCGCTTCAGCTCGGTTACTTCCTCGGGGGTGAGTCCTTCGGTTATATCGTCCGTAGGTGTATCTGAGGAGCGTGTTTCGGGGGTGGGGGTGTCCGTTTTGCCGATGAGGTAATCGACGGAGACGCCGAAATAGTCGGCGATTTTTCTGAGGGTGGTGTCATTTGGCGTTGCACCTTTTTTCCACTTAGTTACAGAACCCGATGACAAGTTCAAGACTTTTGCTACCGGATTGGGTTTTGTATTGTGCTTGTTACATAATGTAATAAAATTATTCCAAAACATAAATTTTTCCTTTCAATATTGACGCGGTGAGATTTATGAGATATAATGTATGTGTAAATAAAATTTTGGAGGGGAGACGTTATGATGAATTATGAATTAAGTTTTATTACCGGGAGACCTTGGGTCTATGAGAAGCATAACCGAGATCACAGGCGAATACTCAGAGAGACACGCGAAGAAATTATTGAGCTTGCTGATGAAATTTGTTTGACGAGGGGCTTTGAACTCATAGAAAGCTTAAGACTTTTATTGAATGAAAACGAGGGAAAGTGGGAAACGGTGTATGACACGCCGTTAGTTTATGTAAATATGTTTCTGACGAGATACGACATGCATATCAGCGATTCGTTCATCCCGTCATACGTATATCACGATTCTAAGTATTCACAGTAACCGAAAGCGGCAGTGAGTACGATCTTCATTTTTGGATTAGCTTTGAGGTAGTCCTGCTGTTCGTCAGCGTGCCATTGGTGGTAATCTTTGCGAACGGTGTAGGGATATCCGAGAATGAATTTTTCGGGGATGCGATACATGATATGTATTTTTTTAATTATTTCATAGGGAATATCGGTTGAGTCCAAAGTGTTTTCTGCCATAAATAGCCATTCGGGATCAATACCGAGCAATCTGGCGAATTTCTCCGGCGTTTCTTCTTGTGCTTCGCGTATGAGTTTGATTCTACTTTGCATATAGTGTTTCCTTAGTAAAATTATTTATAAGCCTGCCGGGAACGGCGGGCTTTTAATTTTTGGAGCGCTTAACGTTGGAGCGCTTACCATTGGAGCGCTTACGCGTGATGACGGAATGCTCGGCGGAAGCCTGCGTTTTCTGCCTCTTCGGCGGTCATAGCGTAAAACTCGCCTTTTTCCGCCTCTATGCTTATTCGGTCATATTGCTGATCGAAGGGAAGATGATATATTTTCTCTCCATCCTTGGATACGTTGCACTTGATACACGGATAATCTTCATATTTCTTATGCTCAACAACCGAAACGCCCAACTGCTCGGCGCAATATGCTGCGACCTCGGACAGTTTAGTTGTTGTGTATAATATGGGCTTATAGGTAAGCTCGGGATTTTTATATTTGAACTGTATTGTGGAACCGAAAAGTTGGAATACATGCTTTTCGTGAATGGTTTTATGCACAGACCACCGTTTACACTGGATGACGAGTATTTCATCATCCTTTTGGCAGATAAGGTCGCGCCCCATATCCTTCAGATAATCGATTGCGCCTGTGTAGCTAACCTTATATCCTTGGGTTTCATACAGATATCCGATATAGCGTTCGTAATCAATTCCTATCTCCCAATCAGATTTACGATGCTTTTTGTATCGATCAAGTGCAAGTTGACTTTTCTTAGCTGAACTTAGCGTCTTATATTCGGCAGGGGAGAGATAATCGCTGATTCTGTCGTATTCTTCGTCGGAACGCGTTTCGTTGACATATTTGACTGCTTTATCAATATCGACCTTTTTGAATTCCTCAAGCCAAGGAAATAGCGATTCGTATACTGTTAATTGATTCTCATATAAAGATTTTTCGTATCTTAATTGTGCGTTTTTCTTCTTCAGCTTCTTGACGATATCCTTTGAGGTGGTGGAACGGTTTGAGAGCAAATACGCGTCATGGTTATCCTGCTCAATCTGGAAACGCTTATACATACCCGCAAGCCACGGGTACGATTGGTCAAGCTCTTTTTCCAAGTGATCCACGAGCTTGACGGTCTCTCTCTGCTTTTTTAGCGCGCTTTCTTTAAGTTTTTTAGCTTCACGCCCCAAAATAATATTAGACCTTATTTCATCATTTAGATCATCTATTTTAGATATTGCAAAATCGGAGAGAGCTTCCTTGTTTAATAGCATCAATCCTGAGGTATACGACAAGAACAACATGTGCTTGCACGGAGCGCGTCTGTTGAGATAATCCTGGCATGTGCAGCCGCGTAAGGAGGTTTTATAAAAATTGTTCTCTGAGCGCACTGTTGCTTCAATATTCAAAGCCCCGTAAATTGATAGGGAAGTGGAGTCAAACGCTTTTGCCAGACGTCCGCTTAATATGCTTTCCTTGAAATCGTCGGGAATTTGGGCGAAGGAACACGTTTGCAAAGAATCGATCGTTTTGCAGATTCTCTCAATAGACTGATAATCAAACTCTCCGTGTATATAGTCCTCGTATTGATCTTTGTACTCGTCGTATTCATCAAGTAAGTCGTCATAATCAGCTTGCAACTGCTCTAATTGATTTTTACATTCGTATAATTGGTATTTAAGTTTTTTGATTTCTTCGTCGGAGCTTCTTTCTTGCAGATGGCGTATTTCGTCGTTTTTGGAGGCAATAAGATGGTGCAGATAGTTTAACTCTTTTTGGAGCGCTTCAATGTTTGCAGACTGCTCGTCTTGAGGAGTGCTATCTGTGGGAGCTTGTACGGGGGTGTTCTGTTTTAATAGCCTTATTTGTTCTCTGTAATTTGTATTTTCATCAACGAGTTTGTTTTTGAGAGCCCAGAGCGCGTCATATTTATTTTGATCGTCATTGATAACAGATCGAAGACGGTCGTTTTCTTTTTGGAGTTTTTCGGTTCTTGCTTTGACTTGATGTTCTATCTGTTCGTTTTGCCTTGTTGTGTCGGTCAAGCTTTCTTTAAGCTGTATATATTCTGCGCTTAATCTGTAATATTTATCTTTCCAAAGGTCTGAATTGATTTGTTTTGATTGATTATTATTGTAGTAAATTTTATAACCCTTGTTCTCGTTTATTAATTTTTGGTTTTCATCCTTAACTCTTTTTAACTCTTCATTTCTTTCGATTATAGTGTTAATTCTATTTTTGGATGTAACCCAAAGAATAATGTTTGCTAACAAGGAAATGACTAACGCTACTATCAGATATTTCATATAAATGCCTTTGTATAATATTTGTTATTTTTAACAAAGCGATGCGGTGAGAATTGTGAGAAATTACAAAAGTGAGAAAAATCACACTTTGCTATTGACTTGGTGAGAAAAGTGAGTTATAATTACATTGTAAAGACTAACCGAGTAAATTATAACACGGTTAAGTCGAAATGTCAAGAAGGAGGGAAATTTTATGGTAAACGGTGAAAAAATCAAGGCGATGATGGAGGAAAAAGGAATTACTCAGAAGGCAATGGCGGCTTCCATTGGTACGAGTGAGCCGATGGTCAGCTTCATTATTGCGGGTCTTCGCGAGCCGAGCCTTACCAATCTGTCACGTATTGCGCACGTGTTGGGTTGCAAGACATCGGAACTTATTATTGATTGAGGAGCACTTATGGAAAGCTATTGCAATCTTACGGGTGAGCAGCAGGGAAAGCTTTTGCGAACGATTGGGGAGATCGCTCACATGGACGGTGACGATTACGCCGATCAATTTGCAAGGGAGCTGCGCGAATTTATTGATTCGCTCGTTCGCTTCGGGTTTACAACGCCTGTGATGCGTCAGAAGTATTACATTTATATTGATGACTCGTTGCGAGACCGCAAAAAGAAAAAATAGCCGTTCGGACCGGCTGGCAACTGATTCCGAACGACTATCGTCAATATGATACGCGAGAGGCTTTCGCCACTCTTGTGTATTCATTGTAACACATTCGGCGGAAAAAATCAAGTCTTTTAGTAAACAATATTAAAAAAAGGAAGGTGTTATTATGAAAAACGCTAAAAACAAAAAAGAAGAGATCTTCGATCATCTTACCGCGGACGATGCGCGGCGTGTAAAGGAGCGCTTGGAGCGCAACCGTCTGACGCAAAAATGGTTGTCGTTCAGGCTTGACCGCGATTTTGGCATTGTGATGTCCAAATCCCACATATCCGAGATAATCGACGGCAAGCGCGCTATGACTCACAAAAATCGCCGCGTGGTTTGGTGCTGTCACAAGGTGCTTGACGAGTATGAGCATTTTTACTCGGGAAGGTGAAGATATGACGCATGAAGAATTCTTAAAGCAACAGATTGCGGAGCGCTTATCTCAGCTCGATCTCGAAATATTAGAATTCAGAGCGCAGGGCAGGATCGCCCTTACATACGAGGATATGAAGGTACGTTACGGTGTCGGTACCAACAAGGCTCGCAGCATCATTCGCGGCATTCGCTCTATTTGCGGCGGCGGTAAGCTCGGCGAGGGCAAGGTGCTTCCAAGCGAGGTTCGGTATTGGGAGTCGCAGGTGGATATGCGCGTTGTGAGGTTATAAGGATGTTGAAGGCAAGGATACCCAAGGCGTGGGATGATCTTAAGCCGTCCGAACAGGACAAGCTCCGTGAGTTTGCCAAGACTATCGCCTTTGAGGCGGCTGAGGATCAATTCAAGAAGGATATGCGCCGCGCGTTTGACTCGTACATAAAGATGGCTTGTATCGTTTTACACGATGCCATGGGTTTTGATGAGGAGGATCTGATGCTCTTTCTCGGCAATCACAGAAGCACCTTTGCGCGTCAGGCGCGGAGGGTGAGAGAAGCCGAGCAGATAGAATATCTCAATCGTCGAATGGCTGAGATATTTACAAAGAACGGTTTCCCGCAGGAGTTCTTTGACAAGATGTTCGAGGATGATGGGGAATAAACTAATATTATATTAAACCAAAAGGAAGGAATTTTTATGGAACAGGGAATGAATGTAAGAGTGCTCAACGAACAGGAAAAGTGCGAGCTTATAAGCGCGCTTGCAAACGCGAGGGTAAACAACAACAAGAAGGCGAAGGTCTTCAAGACGGCGGCGCAGGATGCGCATCATCGTGAGGATGCGGCTGATTTTTCGGCAACGGCGGAGCGCTTTGAGCTTTGGGCGCAGCTGGACGAGTCGCTCATCGAGGCGATCCGCGAAAATAAGATCGTCATTTTTGACGAGGACGCGGAGGTGTGATATGCCCGAGACGAGAGAGCTTACGTTGCAGGAGCGCGGCGCGCTTATTTGCGCGTTGGCGGCTGAGAGAAGCAACCATTTTCGCCGCGCTAATGAGCTTCGTGAGGCGTCGTGCAAAATGGAGGATGATGGAAAGTCCGGTTATCTCGCTCTTGACATTGAGAGCGAACAGCACGAGATATTCGCAGACGTTTGCGATCTGCTTTTGGAATTTGCCGTGGAGGGCAGGATACTTATAGTTGATAAGGAGGACGTCGGAGAGGATGGCTGATAACGTTGTATATGTGAGAGATGGGTATAGCGAGAAGTTCAACTGTTGGTTCGTTAAGGAAATTAAAAACGGTTTGGCTACATATCTTTTTCGCGCGTATATTCGAGGAAATAAGGTTACGCTGTACCCACACAAGGCTCTATATACGACGCAATTTAAAAGAGATAAGATAGTGATGTCGATTTTTGATTTGAAAGGATAATGACAATGGACGAAATAAAAGATTTATTGAGCGAGGCGGACAAGCAGGATGATGTGTCCGCTCGCGCTTACTCGAAGCTTATGGCTCAAATGACCGAGGTGGAGCGCGATAAGAGTTTCAAGGGATTTGAGGCGACGGCGGTCAAGTGCCTTTGCGAGCCTATCGGGCGAATGCTTATGAAGTTTTGCTATCAGAACGAGGAATTTGCGCTTGCGGTGGAGCGAAACGAGGGCTCTTTACTTGATCTTCTCCGAGGCATCGTCAAAATGTCTACAAAGGACAAGCCTATGGTTTCCGACGTGGAGGCGTACGCCAAGGCGGTCAAGTTTTATCTGCCTGCGGGTGAGATAATTTGTTCGTTCCGCGTAAATCTCCCCGAGGAGCGCGACGACGATCTTCTCGATCTTGAATCGGTGACGTCGGCGCCCGAACAGAACAGCGCGATAATTCTCGACGTGTTCGGTGTGGAGGATCTCTGATATGGGAATGTACGTTTATAAGATGTTCGATAAGGGACTCAAGTGTCGTGGGTATAAATTCAAGATGGGTGTTAACAAATGCGATCACGCGACCTGTGTCAAGGAGGGCTTTCACGCGGCAGAGAATCCGCTTGACTGTCTTTCGTATTATCCGAATTGGGACACGAGCGAGTGCTACGTTTGCTACGCTGAAGGAATTCACGAGGACGGAAGCGACTCCAAGATCAGCTGCACCCATCTCGAAATTCTCAAGCGTCTGGATATTTTCGAGTTTATATACGAGGCGGTCAGATACATACTTGAGCATCCCAAAAGGGAACTTAACGGCAACGTTTATCACGACAAATGCGAGACCAATAAAAACGGTTTCGCCATAGTTATCGGACGCGAGCCCGAAGCTCTCGCCAAGAGCGACGGCGCGGTCATTGCATTGCTTGCGACGGATGAGCGCGGTAGGGTTGCCAAGGTGTTGTTTCTCCACGGCGACGAGGTCAAGCGTGGCGTTACGTATTCGACTAAATATTTTCCCGAGGAGGATGAGAACGATGCTTGATGATAAGATGGAGGGGGCTCTCCCCTCTGAGCCTATGGAAAACGGGGTTTCCCACAGGCTCATTCACCCCGCACCCGCGGGGGCCGTTCCTTCTGAGGAAAAGCAGATTGACTCATTGGAGAGGCTTATATACGATGCCGAAAATAGTCATTATGATATTTCAATAATTTGTGGTTATAGATTAATTGCCGAATTTCTTTATAAAGCAAATTACCGCAGACAGATCCAAGCCGAATGGAAGTTTGGATATGAAACCGGGCAAGGTGGTTATTTCTGTACCAATTGCAAAGCCGGATTTGTGGGCGAAAATGCCGAATGGATAGCAAAAGAACACGACTACTGCCCTAAGTGTGGTGCGGAAATGAAAGGTGGTGCGGAATGATGATTTCTGTATTTAGACCACCTATACACATAAGGCGTAAGGAGAAAACATCAACGCCACCGAAGGAAAAAATATATTCGTACAGCGAGGTTGAGGACATTCTTTGTCGAGCCATAGAAGCTTTTAATTTTACCGAGTTGATAAGGCGAAACAGTATTTATATAGGGTGTATTCCCGATTGTAAAGAACGAAGCGTGACGGTTACTATCCGTCAAGGAAACGAAGCTTGTAAATTCTCAATGAAAGTAGGTGAGTGATATGGATGAGGTTGTAAGGATCGATCCGTGTGTGGATATCAAATATCCGTTCACCGAGGAGGGTAAGCCTGCGTGCTTGAGCAGGGCTTGTCCCAAAAATAACGATTGCAAGGTATGTTGCAAGGATTGGAGCAGAGAATGAGTGAAGCACGGATGCAGAGGGCGGAAATGTGGGAATATTTCTGCGCAAGGAAGGTGCCTGCGGACAAGATCGGGCGTAAGAAGGACGACAAGGACAAGGCGCGAAAGCACATCAAATACGAATGCATCGTCAACGGTGACAGGCTTATCATCGGTCAATGGCGCAGCCTCGGTCTGATAGACACCAAGATCGACTCGAAGGGAAAGAAAAAGTATTGCAAAAGCCCTGATGCCGAGTTTATCGGCGTGTATTATATGACGCCTGCCGGATCAACTAACGTCACCCGAGATGGAAAAGAATGGTCGCAGGGCAAGGTGCAGTACGTTGCTCTCGGCGGTTGGAATTATTACACGGCGTGGAATACGTACGGATACAACTACCAATGCATCGGCGGCAAGGATGAGGCGCTATCTTGGCTTCGCAAGCATTGGGGCGACTGTTCTTGGTATTACAACTACAATAATGATGTGTTTGATACCGTGGAGCGCGTTGAGGATCATATCTCTATGCAACGGCGAATGAATGCCGAGCAGAGAAGAATAAAAAAGTGGAGCGATTGGGCTAACGGTGCGCCTCCGCTTCCCGACGATTTCGAGGCGTGGGCAAGAGAAGTGGCGTTCGGAGGTCTTGAATACGCTTTCGGGAATAAAGACAGCGATACATATTACTGCACGGCTTGCGGAAAGACACACAAGAGCAAAACGTGGAAGCATCGTGGTCGATATGAATGTTCGCGGACGGGAAAAAGGATCAAATGCGAGAAGGTCGAAAAGCAGGGAATTGAGAGGCGGGAGCGCTTGATGATAATTCAAAGCTACAAGACCATTCTTGGTGAGTGTTGCTCTGTGGCGCGTCATTTTACCGCGCAGATGTCTTGGGGAAGATCGGGCTCGACGTTCAAGCTATGGCACGACGAAATGATCGTGCTACGCTTCGACGGTTCTACTCCTTACGGTGACGATATCGTATATAACTTGGGAGTTGGCAAGTGGGACGTTCGAAACACTTGCGGATATCAGCACGGCAAATGCTACTGTTATCCCGACGTTTCGGCTCTTGCGGGCACGGTATACGCGGGCATCGGTATTGACGTCGCCGCGGCGAAGGGCTGGCGGCTTCACTACAACAATTTGATGCGCGGAAACTACGACGATCCGCGTATGGAGTATCTAATCAAAGGGAATTTCCGTCAGCTCGTTTTCGACATGACAAGCGGTAACGGTCACGTCATCGGCATGCTCAAGGGCAACACGGTGCAGGAGGTGCTGGGCATTGACGGACAGAGCGTTGCGCGCTTGCGTCAAGCCGACGGCGGTACATATTATCTCGATTGGCTCCGTGCGGTCTATATGAGCTACGGTATCAAGAAGGATTCCGACAAGGGCGGTTTGAAGATTATACACGGAAAGATCTCCGAGGAGACGATAAGGTTCTTCTGCGACAAGAAGATCTCTCCGCAAAACGTGGCGTTCGCGCTTAATCTCGGGATGTCGCCCGAGCAGATCGCAAACTATCTGAAGAAAAAGCACGGGTACACGCTGAAGGACTGCTCGTGGGCGGGTAGCAAGGAGCACGTCGTTATACGTCAATGGCAGGATTATCTCTCTATGGTTGACAAGCTGAAGCTTGACAAGACTCGCGAATCGGTATACAAGCCGAAGAATCTGCGCGAGAGACACGACGAGCTTACCGAGCTTATAAACAAGGAGCGCTCGAGGCTTGAGGCGGAGCGCGTTGAGGCAGAATATCCCGCGATCAAGCCCGTGTGCGCCAAGATCCGTGAGCTTTACGAATGGGGCGACGGTGAATATCTCGTTATCGTTCCCGAGGGTGCTGCAGAGATCCAACGCGAAGGACGTTTGCTCCGTCACTGTGTCGGTACGACTGACCGATACTTCGACCGCATTGCCGAGGAGGAGAGCTATATAATGTTCCTTCGCAAATCATCGGCGCCGACGTCGCCCTGGTACACGATGGAGGTCGAGCCCGGTGGCGCGGTCCGACAGCTCCGCACGTTCGGTGACGATGAGGGTTCTGATCGTAACGAGGCGAAGACATTCCTTAAGAAGTGGAGGCGCGAGATCGCCAAGCGTTTGGGTGACTCTGAGCGTGAGGCGGCACAGATCAGCCGCGAAAAGAGGCTTGCCGAGTTTGAGGAGCTGCGCCGAAACGGTAATATTATAAGAAACGGCAAGCTTGCCGGCAAGCTACTCGTTGAGGTGCTTGAGGCAGACTTCAAGGAGTATAACGAGGAGACTGAATAAATAAAACAGGAGAGTAGTTATGGATAACAAAATTATAAGGAGCGCGGAGGTTATCGCGCAGGAGATCAACGCTATAAAATCCCAGACGAGTGGGATTCTTGAAGCAGCGTTTACATACGCTAAGAGATCTTGCTTTGAAATAGGCAAGAGGCTTGAGGAGGCAAAGGCGGCGGTGCCTTTCGGCGAGTGGGGTGAGTGGCTCGAGAATAACGTCAGCTACTCGGTATCGACCGCCAACGACCTTATGCGTATTTACAGAGAGTTTGGCAACGAGCAGATCGATATGCTGACGGGTAAGTCGGACGCGGAGATATTCGAGGGCTTGTCGCAGTCGCAGATGGTGGCGCTTTTCGGTCTTCCCAAGGCTCTGCGCGCCGATTTCGTTGAGGAGCATCGCGAGGAGCTGGAGTCGGGCGAGATGTCAACGCGCGATATGAAGAAAGAGATCAAGCGCCTCAATGAGATCATCGAGCAGAAGGACAAGGAGATCAAAGACAACGACGATTCCTTCGGTGAGCTGGTGCTGGAGAAAAAGGCTATTGAAAAAGAAATGCAGGAGCTGCAGATGCGCTTTGATGAGCTGAACGAGCGTTCCTTGGAGACTACCAAGGTGACGGAGGTGGTCTACGAGCCGAGCACCGAGCAGATCGAGGAGATCAGGGCTGCGGCGTTCCTTGAAGCCGACGAGAAGAACGCTAAGGATGCCGAGAAGCTTCAAGCTAAGGCGGACAAGGCTCAAGCCGAGGTAGACAAGCTCAAGGAGAAGATTAAAAAGGCGGGCGAAGCCGATGAAAAGAAGATTGACGAGCTTGAGAAAAAGCTTGCCGCCAAGGATGCGGAGGCAGATGCCAAGATCAAGGCGGCGGTTGACGCGGCGACTGCGGATGCCAAAAAGCAATTAAGACAGCTCACGGCGCAGTCCGATCCTCGCGCGGCGAAGGTTTCTTACTGTCTTGAGTCTATCGGCAGGGCTATGGCAGATATTAACGCTGTCGTTGCGGCGATGAATGCAGAAAACGCGGGTAGCGGAGATCAGCTCCGTTACAAGTGCGAGGCGGCGCTTGTAAAACTTTGTAGCGCGAACGGGTGGCAGGTGTAGTATGCTAAAAAATAATAAGATAGTGAAGGCAGCATTATGTTTGATGGCAATGGTAATTGCAATCTTAGGCGGATATTTCGGCTCACCGTGGCTATGTATGCCCGCTATCGTGCTGATTTCTGTTGCTGTTATGATGGATGACTAGAGAGACTTTATATTTCATTGAAAATAGGAAAAACCTTGTCGGGTCGGTTTGATCGGCGGGAATCGTTGGGTTTTCCGTCGGTCAGGCTCGACAATCGGGCTCGTGGTAGTATATTAAGTTAACGACCACGGGGAGTCCGAAAAGGGTACAAATATATAGCTTTCTCTCTCTCGGGCTGAACGAATGAGGGCGGAGAGTTTTCCATCGCCGAAGCGACTGCGCAGCAGCACCCTTGCGGTGTGGTAAACTCGACGCCCGTATGGAGTAGAGAAGAGATAAAAGACGAGATAATTCGGGCAAAATGAAAGGATATATTATGGCGCAGGCTTACAGAGAATTAAAGACGGTTACGGGGAATTTTGCGAGGGTACAGATATTTCCTGTTCGTCCATATCAATACGGGCGCAAAAAGAAGATGAAGCCCACGGGGGCGGCTATGACTAAGGTAAACAAGGAGAATCGCGCGAGACGTCTTGCCGATCTGCTCAACCTCAACTTCTCAAAGAATGATATCCAACTCAAACTGGATTATTCGTCATTCAAGGCGGAGCACGGGCGCAATCCCGAGCCCGATGAGATCGTTCGCTATATGCAAAATTTTATGCGCCGAGTCAAGCGCTTATACAAGTCCTTGGGACTTGAGCTTAAATACGTTTACTGCTCCGAGGTTGGCTGTCGCGGCAGGATCTCACATCATCACGTCGTTATAAACAAGGGTGCAACCTATGAGCAGCTTCGCGCACTTTGGCAAGAGGGCGGCTTCTGGATGCGCAAGCTTTATTTCGACAAGAAGGGCTGCTATGATCTTGCAAGCTATTTTGTTAAGTCACGCTATACATACCGCACATACTGCTGCTCGCGCAATCTTATCCGTCCGCAAGAGACGGGGCGCGACAAGAGCATTTACAAAAACGATTACAACGTAAGACAAAAGCACGTCAATCACATTTTGGGAGATCCAGGCGATCTCGAATACATAAGACGCATGTACCCGGATTGGTGTGTTGCCGAGGTGCCCGACATAGCTATGACGCTTGATCGGGACACGGGCGAGGTAAAGCTGCCGACATGGGGCGTGTTTATAACGATATATCTTTACAAGCCCGAGGGACTGAGTGATAAAAGGGGAGATTTAGGATATGAAAAACAACAGATTGCCCGATAGTGTCTACAAGCTTGTAATTGCCGAGTTTGTCGACTACGATCGCAAGCGCAAGCTTCTTGACAGTGTGGGCGAGCGTAAAGCCACGAACGAGCTTGTTCGCGTTTATCTCGATCGTGTGATCGCTATTGACGCGGCGCTTTTGGCTGTCTGTCGCGGTGAAGGTGAGGAGGCGCGCGAAGCTTTGAGGAGTGACATCGCGCAGGGGCGCGGATTCAAGACGTCCGCCGCAAAGAAGTATTACACGGCAGAGCAGATATACAAGCGGCGCAAGAGCGACGTTATTTACGAGGTTGCCAAAGCGATGAAGCTGATTTGAGCATTTTTTGTGCTCGACTTTGGGCGCGTTACGTGTGCGCGGGCGCGGAAAATTGAAAAAACGAGGGCCGAGGGTATCGGTCTTGTTTGCGTTGTGTGGGAAAAACCGGATAGTGAAGACGGATGCGGGTGCGTCCGTCTTTTTTTGATTTTTGACGGGGGTATGTCGTACCAAATGCCCGATTCGGTACAAATATTGATACCAAATCGGGGTGTTATTTTTGGTATGATTTTATAAAGACTACGAGAGCACGGTGGTTGCGACGGTTGATTAGAGCTTGATATACGAGGAGAGTTATGGGAAGAAAGAAGAAATATAAAAACAAATATGCGGCGGAGCTGGTGGATTATTTTTCGCGGTTTCTGGAACAGCGCGACGATCCCGGCCCGACAAACGTTGAGGGAGAGAACGGTTGGTTTGATCCCGAATACAAGGGCGGTGACGGTGGGCGTCCTGCACGCGGATATCCCACGCTGACAAAGTTTGCTTTGTCTATAGGTGTTCACAAGAACACTTTATATAATTGGGCTAAGGATAACGAGGACTTTGCCGAGGCGATGGCGTTTGCGAGTGCTATTCAGGACGACATTCTCGACGAGAGGGCACTCACGGGGCGCTTTGACGGCAGGGTGGCTATGAAGATCCGCGAGCTTAAGCTGAACGCCAAAAGGGCGGACGGTGACGGTCTTGGCGGCGGTCTCAAGATCGAGATACACAAGCATTTTTCAGAGAATGATGGACTTGTGCTGGGTGAGTGGGAAGGTGACGTTAATGAAGACACCGGATATACTGCGGAGAATTGAATTATCGCCGCCTCAGCTCGCTTTTATGTCCGCGTGGTGCAACGAGATCCTATACGGCGGCGCGGCAGGTGGCGGAAAGTCCTTTATTCAGGTGTTTGAGGCGTTATGGTACGCGATCGAATATCCCGGCTCGAAGCAGATAATCTTCCGAAAGACCTTTCCCGAGCTTGAAAAGTCTATCGTGCGGCAATCGCTTGTGCTTTATCCGCAAAAGCCTTACGCTAAATACAACTCGACAAAGCATTATTGGGAATTCTACAACGGCTCTATCATTGAATTCGGCTATTTGCAACGCGAAAACGATTGCTATCTATATCAGGGCGCGGAGTACGACGTTGTGCGCTTTGACGAGGGAACACACTTTACGTATCACTCTGTAAACTATCTGAAATCGCGTATCAGAGGACCATACAAGGTGCCGCGTGCGCTGAAGATCTCCACCAACCCCGGCAACGTTGGCCACATGTGGGTCAAGAACAGATTTGTTGATCCTGCGCCGCCGCTTCATTTCTTTACGGGTGCGGACAAGACTCGCCGCATCTTTATTCCCGCAAAGGTCACGGACAACTTTGCGCTTATGGAGAACGATCCCGACTACATTCGCAATCTTGACTCGCTCGCCGATGAGAACGAGCGCAAGATGCTTCGCGACGGTGATTGGGACGTAGCAGCGGGGGCGTTCTTTTCGGAATTTGACCGAAGGTTTCACGTTCGCGAGCCCTTCGATTTCAAAAAGCACAAGGACGTTAAGCTTTACCGTTCTATAGACTACGGTCTTGATATGCTGGCGTGCTATTGGTACGCGGTGTTCCCAAAGACGAGCGTCAATCCAAACGGCTCGGTTTTCGTTTATCGCGAGCTTTGTGCGCCTGATCTGACGATCTCCGAGGCGGCGAGGCGTATCCGCGAGGCGACGCCTGCGGACGAGAACATTATTTGTACTTATGCGCCGCCTGACGTGCTCAAAAACCGCGACAGAGTCACGGGACGAAATCAAGGAGACATATTCGCGCAGAACGGTTTGTCACTTACCGAGTCCAACAATGACAGAAAGACAGGGTGGATAGCCGTTAAGGAATTTTTGAAGCTTCGCGAGGGCGGCAGACCTATTCTCAAGATCTTCTCGACCTGCATTACGCTTATAAAGCATCTTCCTATGCTCATTCACGATGACAAGAATTACGGCGACGTTAAGACAGAGCCGCATTTGATAACTCACTCACCCGATTCGCTCAGGTACTTTTGTATTCAATGGCACTTGACCAATCCTATTAAAGAGGCAGAGGAGGCGGTGCGGCGCGTGGTATATCCGCCCGACATGCTCGTTGACTACCGCAGGGCGAGTCCCAGGGAGCGCGCCGATATAGAGCGCGTTATGGGTGGTAAGCCGAAGCTGAGGTGAGGAAGGGTGTGGACAAAGATGGTGGGGATTCGAGAGGAGCGCTTTTCGGAACGATTCTAAAGTGTGCAGGTTACAGGCAAATTGGAAAAGGCTTATAATACAAGGAAATTGCCGACGGGTCGCGTCGGTTGAAAATAATGATCAAGTAAAAAGGAGGACATATATGAAATTGGAATCAACGGGCAAGCAGGACAGGCTTGCCGAGGTTCAGGATCTTTATTCGCGCGCGTCAATGGCGCACGAGAGGCACCGCGCCAACTTTAAGAGGTACGATGATCAATACCGTGGCGGTCACACCATTGACACTATGGGCGACAAGGAGGGTGGTGCCGTTCGCGCCGACATTGTTTACAACATCAGCTTTGAGCTGCTGGAGGGCTCTATTGACACCGACATACCGCAGCCCTTCGTTACGCCCGAATTCAAGTGTGTGCATCACGTGCGCAACGCGCGGCGCATTGAAAATCTTATCCGCATGATAATGGACAAGCAGCCCTTTGAAAAATACAACGACACGCAGGAGCGCACCACCAAGAAGCTTGGTACGTCGGTCACGGGCGTTGAATGGAACGTGGACGTTGGCACTTACACCACGGTGGGTGAGGCGCAGATTACGCCTATTCGCCCTATCAACGTTTATCCGCAGCCCTGCGTTACCGACATTGACGATTGCGACTACATTTTCGTTGACTATCTGACCACGCGCGCCGAGCTTATGCGCAAGTACAGTCTCACTCCCGAGGAGGTTGAGGAGACGGGGCTTTCTGCCACCTACGAGGGCGACGAGGCGAACGATGCCACCGGCGTTGACGAGATCGTCACGCTTTCCGTTATGTGGTACAGAAACGACAAGGGCGACGTTTGCCGCTTTGCTTACTCGGGCGATCTCGTGCTTGAGGACGATGACGACTATTACTCGCGCAAGGTGAAATACTGCCGCACCTGCGGTCGCCGCCGTCAGATCTGCGAAGCAGCTGGCGACTGCTCCGATCCTGATTACTACGTAAACAAGCTTGATTACGACGAGCTGACCGAGGATATTAAATGCTCCGACGGGCGTATCATTCCCGCGATGTCGCCCGTATTCGAGGACGGCAAGCTGCAATTTGAGACGGTAAAGATGCCCGTTACCGCGCCCGACGGCTCTCAGATGATGGAGGACGTTGGCGGCGTTCAGTTGCCCGCGTTTATGGAGGTGCAGGTACCCATGATGCGTCCTACGCGCCTGCCTTACTACAAGCCGAAAAAGCTTCCTATCGCCATCCGCTACAACATCAAGGATGACGACTCGTTCTGGGGCATTTCCGATATGGAGATCATTCGCGAGGAGCAGCAGGAATGCAACAAGCTGACGTGTCGTATTCACGATGCGCTGATGAAGTCGGGCGCGGCTCTTATGATGCCCGAGGACGCTGAAATGGAGCTTTCCAACGGTGTATTTGACAACATTATACCGCTTGGTGAGGGAATGGCTAAGGATCAGTTTGGGCTGTTCTCATACTCGCACGACGTTTCTCAATGGGTTGCGGAGCGCGCCGCACACAAGGATCAGGCAAAGCGTTTGCTCGGTATTTCCGACTCCTTCCTCGGTCAGGCGGACAACACGGCGAAAAGCGGCTATGCAAAGAGCATTCAGGTGTCGCAGTCGGCAGGGCGTCTCGCTTCTAAAAAGGTTATGAAGCAGGCGCATTATGCCGATATATTCCGCATCATATTTGAGTTATATCTCGCCTTTGCCGACGAGCCGCGCCACATCTATCACGATGACGAGGACTGTTTATCTGCCGCGTCGGAGCGCTTCTCTCGTGAGGACTATTACGAGTTTGACTACAAGACGGGCAAGTGGTACATTGACGACAACTACGCTTTCGCGGTGGACGTCAACGGCTCGTTTGAGCAACAGTATCCTCAGCTTTGGGAGATCGTTAAGGCGGACTATGCGCAGGGAATGTACGGTCCTCCCGATCAGCTCGACTCGCAGATCATCGCTTGGCAGCATCTTGAGAAGCTTCGCTATCCTTTTGCAAAGAATATCGTGGAGCTTAAGAGAAAGCAGAAAGAGGAGATGATGCAGGCGCAGGGAATGGGAATGGGAGCAGAGGGGGGCTCTCCCCCGATGACGTCCGGAGACGCGGCCCCGCAAATGAATGGCGCGGCAGGGGCGCAAGCGATGGCGCCTGCGGCGAACACAATGCAATAAGGAGGAATAGCTAATGTCTAAAAATAAGATTTACGTGCCCGGGAAGAATGATTTTCTTGACTGGGCGAGAAAGATGAACAGAAACGCTGAGCTTGATTTGAAAAAGGGCGCGGCGGTATCGGGCGTTAATGCGTCTGTAGCAAATTCGCAGACGTCTCGGGAAGCAGGAGGGAAATATGATGATCAAAGAACGTAAGAGCTTAATAGGTAGAGTGGGCTTGCAGTTTTTTGGGGCGGTTTTGGTCAGACAGCCAATGCAGAAGGAAAGCGAGGAGGACGAGGGCGGCTCTCTCAAATCGCCCACAATGCCCGAAATAGATGAAACGCAAGGCGTCACGGTGACGAGCGGCAAAAAGACACGCGAGCAATATAATGCGGAAAACAACTATCTCGATTTTGAGGGTTACGGTCAAAAGGTGGGGATGAAGAACGAAGCGGATTGGTACGCGCACATGGGTCTTGATCCCGACAAGGATTACGAAAACACCAAAAATAATCTTGAATACGAGTATATGACGAGCATGGCCACCTACGGTGCCAACGCGGAGAGGCTTTATCAGATGGGTCTATCCAATTCGGGTGTGTCCGATATTTTTCAAGCTAACGCGTTTTCAGCGTATCTTTCCGCTCAGAACGATGCCGCGGCGAAAAGGATAGACGACAAACGTAAAAACAAGCTTCTGTACGAGCAATACGTTGACGGAATCAAGCAAGATTGGACGGCTTATGACGCGGAGTTTGAGGCGGGGTACAACGCCTATTCGAGCGGATATGATTCGTCATATAATCAGGGGTATGCAGTTGCGTACAGCTCCTACGACGGAACGAACGAGAATGATATTCGCGTGGCACTCGCGGCGCAGGGTATAGATGAGGACGTTATCAACAGCGTCGTTCGGGATATCGAGACGAAATACGAAAACAATTTGAGCGATTTGCCTGCGGTTAAGGCATTTAACGAATCGGTGCAGGCGGGATTTGACTATGCTCAAAGCATATATGACGGCGAAAACGAAGCAGAGGTCAGAACGGCACTCGCGGCACAGAGCTTTGACCAAAAGACGATAAATAAGGTGATGCGGCAGCTTAGGTTCGTTGATGAGAGCTCTTTGCCTGCGGTTAAGGCGCAGAAGGAAAAGATTCAAAGCGGTTTTGTTTTGGCCAAGAATACAGAAGGAAGTGTGTCAGATATTCGCGCGGCTCTGATTTCTTCGAATTATAGCACGGAGGAAACGGAGGAGATCGTCAGTCAATTAAAGGAAGACAGAGAACGGCAGATAAGAGATTGGATGCAAACGCCTCTTGTCAATCTGTCTTTTGCGGAAATTGCTCAATTTGCCGAGGACAATAAGGAGTTTGGATTTGATGATTCTATCAAGAGTTTAATACGTAATACGGTGGACGGAATTGTCAACGATGAGGATAAGTTGAATCGTGCGTATACATTCTTTGGTGTAGACGCATCTTCGTGGGCGGCTATGACTGCCGGCGACAAGTTGAATTATGCGCTTGAGTTTATTGGTCAAAATTCAGGAAAATACATAGATAAAGAAGTGGCAGAAGACTATTTCAAGCAATGGTTTAAAAATCAGGTTGATTTAGCTTCTGGACCTCTGGTTTATAAGCTTTCCCTTGTTTCTGGAAAAATAGAAGAGTATAAAGACAAGGGATATATCACGAGCAGTACATACAATTTGATGCTTGGTGAGATATACAAATTACTATTTGGAAATATAAAGGATGAGCCGGAGGAAGAGCCGGAGCCGGAGGAAGAGCCGGAGCCGGAGGAAGAGCCGGAGCCGGAGGAAGAGCCGGAGCCGGAGGAAGACCCGATGATGTAAGGCAAGAGCATTCTTTATTGGGTGTTTAAAACTTGTTAGTAGAAACAGCACAAAAGACACAGATTAAATGTTAAGAGGTATATATGCTGAAGATTGATACACTAAATTTGAATAATAAATCAAAGGCGGGGGCGGGGGCTCCCGCCGCCTCGGCGAGTGGGGCGGATGAAAAGAACCGCGGCGGGCTGCTTGGCGGCATTGGTTACACGCTTGGAAATATTGGACTTGGCGTTGGAAGTGTTGTGGATGGTATCTCTGATTTGGCGTTGGCCGGAGGAGCGCTTTTGCTCGGCGACACCGACTACGCCGAGTGGGTATTCAAGGACAATACTGTGGGCGAGTGGCGCGAGTCACTCATAGAGGCTTATAATCCCGATGAGGTGATGAGCTTTATCGGCGACGTTGGCCACGGAGTTGGTCAGTCGAGTGCGATTTTTCTTGATGCGGTTGCTCCCGGCTTGGGTACGGGCTTATTCATTGCGGGAATAAGCTCGCAGGGCATATCAAACGCGGCGGCAAAGACGGGCGAGGTCGGCGTCAAGGAGGTTGTGTACGGAGGGCTTTCGGGTGCTGTTGAGGGTGGACTTGAGGTTGTTCTCGGCGCCGCGGGCAAGGCGGCCAAGGCACTTGTTAAGGGCGGCTTGAAGAACGTGACAAAGACCGCTATACGCGAGGGCCTTGGGAAGCAGATACTGTCAAGCGCGGCGCGCGAGTTTGCGGAGGAGTTTCTTTCCGAATATATTGACGCGGTCTTCCAGAGGATGACGCAGGTAGACCCCAACGCCACGGTATCTCTCAAGGATGCTCTGTACGCGGGTGCTGTCGGAGCGGTGTCGGGCGGTCTTACTACGGGCGTGGTGGGTGTTTCGCAGAACGCTTACAACGCAAAACGCGGAGCGCGTATTATTGAGAACGGAAACTCCGACAACGTCGTTAACACGGCAAAGCTCGTTGCGGACAGGCTTGCGGGCTCGGGAGTTGACTTTGAGAAGGCTGCCGATTGGATAACGGCATTGCGCGGCCAGGTGGATGCATATAACGCACTTTCTGCCGAGGCGAAGGCGGGCTTGCGCGGTAAGACAATACTCGGCGAGATGCAGGCATCTTTATATTTTGCGGAGACGCAGGCCAACGTTGCGCTTGTTGAAAAGAAGATAAAAAATAAGAGCCTCGACGAGAAGGAGGCTCTTGCGGCATACGTTAGCAAGCTTGCAAACAAGAAATACACGGCGGCGGACATTGATGCCGACACCGATCACATCAGAGGAGATCTCGCTGTGCTTGACTACACTATGGGTATTCTTGATATCGACGGTGCGATTGCGGAGGATCAGGCTGCTCAAAATAAGATCGCGGTGGAGCAGGGCAAGGGTGCTATGCAGGACGCTATGGTGCAGGACGCGGAGGAGGCTATCCCCTCCGGAAATGTGGAAAACGGGGTTTCCCACAGTCCCGTTCACCCCGCACCCGCAGGGGCCGATCTTTCGGTCGTGAAGGGGGCGGATAGCGTTTCAGTTGAGGATACGACTCGGGCGGAAATTAAAAATAGAGAGGTTGTTGCGGCGGGGGAGACACAATATGACCTAAAAAGTGCAATAAGAACTTTGGGAGAATATGATAGTGTTCGCAAACGTCATATTGAGAGCAATGTAAACGATAAAATATCGCGTGACTATAACGAGATCGTGGAGTTCATAAACAGTGCATCGAAAAATACCCCTGTCAAGCGCTTACATATTGGCATTGTAAATAACGATGTTGCCGATATGGTAAAGACGAAAACCAACGTGGATATCAAGGATCATGATTTTGTCATTGTGAGCAACTTTATCGCTCACATTTTTGATGAGCACGGAAATCCCAAAACAGAGACGCCCAGAGGGCAAATAGCCGTTGACAAAAACAACATAGAGGATATTATCGAAACGGTTATTCAGCCTGATGATGTAAGCATAACCAACGACAATCAAGGTGCTACGGCCCTTAAGTTTGAAAAAGATATCAACGGTAGAAATGTTGCTATTACAATAACATCTACTAAAAAAAGCACCCTTACATTAAAGAGTGCTTGGATTATCAATAAAAAAAGTGGAGGTCGTACACCGTCAGCAAATACAAAAGTCTTTGCAGGAACGTCCAAGACGAACGGCAGAAGCTCCACTACTAATATTATACACCAAAACGATCCAAAAGTCAACACCCAAACGCAAAATAATTCCGATCAGAAGGATTTGGCAGAGAAGGGCGCGAGAATTGCGCAGGAGCGCGCCGAGGTTTCCGAGAGGGCGGACGTTGACGGAGCGCAACAAAAGAGCGCAGACGTAAAGAGCGAGGCAGAGAACGCGGACACAAAGGGTGAGGCGGAGAACGTGGAAATAAACGGTGAGGCGCAGAGTGAGACGAGCGCGGCGGCAGGTGCTGAGAGCGAGGCGGACGTCAATGAGCGCAGGGCGAAGGCTGAGGAGCGCGCGAGGAAGTGGGCCGAGTGGGAGGAGAACACCAAGCCGACGGCGCAGGAGCTCAACACGGCGCGTGAGTACGTCAAGGGCTTTGATGGTCTTGAAAATCACAGACGCATGGCAATTATCCGCACGATACGTTCCGCAGAGGGCAAGGTCGATGAAAAGACGCTCCGCGGAGTTGCTAACCTCATGGCGATGCGAAGCAAGAACGGACAGGCTATTGCTCCCGATCTTGAATTCAGATTCGCAGAGGGTATCTCTGACCTCGGATTGCGCACGTACGTCGGCGACAAGACGCTGATACTTATTAACTCCGATTCGGAATATAGCAGCACCATGCGCGGCACGATCGCGCACGAGCTGGTGCATTATATTGAGAACAAGGCGGGATATGACGCTCTCGCCAAATACGTGCTTTCCATCGCCAAG